CATGTTCATGATCGACGGCGGCAGCAGGCTGGAGGCCGGTCCTCGCGCCAAGCTCAACCGAGGATTCTTCGTCTGGAACAGCGAGACAGGCAGCAAGACTTTCGGCCTGATGACCTTCCTCTTCAACGAGGTCTGCGGCAATCACATCGTCTGGGGCGCGCAGCAAATCAACAAGCTCGTCATTCGCCACAGCAAGAATGGTCCATGCCGCTTCGATTCCGACGCCGCTCCGATGCTGGCGCAGTACGCCGAGGCATCCGTCATCAACGATCAGGCGACGATTACCCGAGCAATGGAGCGCCGACTTCCCAAGGGCGACGATCTCGATACCATGCTTGCGCCATTCAAGTTTACTCGCGTGGAGATCAACAGCGCGAAGGAAGTTGCGGAACGCGAGGAAGGTGGCTGCGAGACGCTGTGGGATTTGGTGCAGGGCTTCACAGCCTACGCTAGAGACTTCGACTACCTCGACGCTCGCATCGACCTAGAGAAGCGCGCTGGCAATCTGCTGAATCTGGTTGCGGCTTGAGGATTCAAATCGAGCCTTCCCAAGCGGAAGGCTTTCTTGAATCCTTAAGAAAAACCTTTACCACTCACGCAGATGACAGAAACCCAACCGCTACAAAACGAACAGCCGATGACCCTTTCCCAGTACGCCGCGATGCTTGGCAAGCGAGGCGGATCGGTTAAGTCAGAGCGCAAGACCGAGGCCAATCGTCGCAATGGAAAGCTCGGCGGGCGTCCCAAGAAGCAGCAGGAGCAGCCGCAGCCGGTCGCATCATGACCGACGCTGAGGCGGTGATTAGCCGCTTCCAGTTCTCCAAGCCTGACCGCTCACCGATCTACGAGTGGGCGCGTAAGCATATTGTCCTGCCCGAATCCTACGCGACGGGCGGGCCTTTCAACGTCCGAATAACGCCGTGGCTCATTCCGATCTTCGACGCCCTGCAAGACCCGATTGTGCGCCGTGTGCATTTCCGCAAGGCTGTTCAGATTGGCGGCACGCTAGTAGCCGACATCTGGATTCCGTGGCTCATCTGCAACGACGCTGGTCCAATCAGCTGGACGATGCAGACCGAGGACATGGTGGAGCGGCACTGCAAGTCGCGGCTCAATCCACTGCTGGAGCGGTGTAAGCCAGTCGCTCGGATGCTGCCTAAAGTCGGCACGCATCGCACGACGACTGAAATTTATTTTGGCGGGTTTTTCCTAACCCTTAATCCAGCCAACCTTTCAACGCAGCAGTCGCAGTCAATTAGATACAAAGTAAACGACGAGATTTGGTTGCCGCGATGGCAGGAGGTGTACGGCCACGCTATTGCCCGCGTCTCGAAGTTTGAGGAAGTAGGTCGCAGCAAAATCTACAACGTTAGCCAAGCCGCTGTGATGAATGCGGACACTGGCAACGTCGAAGACCTTTCCTACCGCTCCGGCAACCAACAGGAGTGGATGGCGGAATGTCCAGCCTGCCACAAGTTACACGAAGTATCCTTCATGCAGCGAGACGGCAAGGAGGTCGTTGCCGGAGTAGTCTGGGACAAATCTGCAAAACGCGATGACGATACGATTGACCTCCAGCGCGCAACAGAAACGGTGCGGTTCCGGTGCATCCATTGCGGTCACGAATCGCCAGACGATGAGATGACGCGAGCAAGCTGGCGCAAGACAGGGCGCTTTGAGGCAACAAATCCAAAGGCTCCGAGAGAGGTCGTATCCTTCCGCATCGAGGCACTTGTAAGTCGCCCGATGAAGCTGTTGGTGGAGGAGTTTTGCGAGGCGCACAATCACGCCGTCAGAACCGGAGACGATACGCCGATGCAGGAGTTTAGGACAAAGCGCGAGGCGCGGCCTTGGATAGTAGAGCGCAAGGTGCTGAATGTTTTCGTGCCGAAGAGTGATTACGTGATGGGTCAATACGAGCAGGGCCAGCCTATCGAAAACGAGGTCATCAGGATGATGTCTATCGACCGGCAGCAGGACCACTGGTGGGCGGAGGTCGGCGCGTTTTCTACGGCAACAGGTCCGCGCTACCGTCAGCTTTTCTTTGGCCGTATCGACTCACGGGCTTCGCTGCGTCTGCTTCAAAAGCGGTACAAGGTGGCGGATCAGTGCGTGGCGCAGGATCGCGGCTACCGGCCAGCAGATGTTGACCACGACTGCGCTGAGTTTGGATGGCGGTCTATGCGCGGCTACGGCAAAAGGACTTGGGCGCTACGCGATGAAGCCTCTGGGCAAATTATCAACTACCCGTTTTCCGACCCGCACGTTTCAGACTTCAGAGGCGGGGACGTTTATTTTTACAACTTCAGCGGCGACTACTTTAAGGACGTTCTGCAAAGCGCGCTTGAAGCAAAGAGCGACCTAAAGTGGGAGCTGCCTAGCGACGTGAATCCCTTGTACTTAGAGCACCTGAAGGGCGAGTCTAAGGTAGAGGTCAGGGCTGGCGTCTGGGAGTGGCGCGAAGTTAAACACAACGCGCCTAATCACGGCTTGGATACATCGGCGATGATGCTCTGTATGGCTACAATTGCCGGAATCATCCGTTACACGCCGCCTAAAGAGTAGGCAGGAAAAAGCCTTTTGACGTGAGCCGCCTTTTGAAATGGCAGCTCTGTCTAATCCGTTTTTCGGTATTGATGTTGGTACGCTCAATACGCTTAAGACCAAGACGCTCGACGCAATTCAAGCGGTCCTGCTGAATCAGTCTTACAGTTTGAACGGTAAATCGGTTAACCGTGCCGATTTGGACAAACTGAATATGATGCTTGGGCAGTTGCAGGCAGCAATCGACGACGCCAACGGCGCAAGCACAGTTCAGTCCTACGTTTCGTTCAACGGTTTCTGAAAATGAGTAACGCACCAGCCTTCGATCCGTCTCCTATCCTTGCCAATCGGCCTTGGTACGAGCGGGCGCTTGAGGCGGTTGCGCCTTCTTACGCTCTAAAACGCTTAGAGGCAAAGGTGCAGCGCGAGCTTTTCAGCTACAACGCAAGCATCACGAACAGGATTTACGCTCCGCGAACCTACGGCCAGCCGAGCGAAAGCACCCAGACCAGTCGTTCCCGCGTGGTTATGATGTGGGAAGCCCGCGAGTTGGTTGAGAACGTGCCGCAGGCGCGCGCCATCTCTCGCAAGTTTGGTCAGTTCCTTACGCCGACAGAATACTCGCCGAGCACTGGAGATAAGGCGTACAACGATATTGTCTCTGAGTTTTTTCACGCGTGGTGCAAAAACTGCGACATCAGCGGGCGGCACTCATTTCGTAAGCTCATCCAACTGGCGTGCGAAGAGCGACCCGTTGATGGAGACTGCGGATTCGCCATTCGACGAGTCGAGGACGCGCTTAGGATTCAACTAATTCCGGCAACGCGCATCGGAAACCCGAACGCCATAGGAGCCGAGAGCGACAACTATTTTCAAGGCGTAATCGTCGACGACTTTGGTCGTCCGGTTGCGTATCGTATTTTTCGCGTCACCCGCGAAGGAGTTTATTTCGGCGCAGAGGACATTCCGGCGGCAAACTTCACGCACTACTTTGACCCGTTCCGCATCGACCAGATGCGAGGCATTACGGATTTCCACTGCTCCGAGAGAACGATTCGGATGCTCAATGAAATCCTAGAGGCCGAAAAAGCAGGCGTTCGCTTTGCCTCTCAGCAAGCCGCTCTGGTATTTTCCGACCGAGGCAGCGCCAACCCTCGCAACCTGTTTACCGCTGGGCCTCCGACTAACGTATTGCCTAACGGGCAGGAGCAGCAGAACGAGTTTTCGCAGGTCGCTACCATCCGTTACTTCGGCACCGCCGACAAGGTGGAGGTAATGCCTTCGCGTCCGTCCAACGCCTTTTCTGGTTTCATCGCGCATCTGATGCACGAGATAGCGATTGGCACTGGCATCCCGCAGGGCGTTTTATTCGGCACAGAGGACTACAGTGGGCCTAGCGTGCGCGCTGAGTTTGCGCAGGCGGATCGTATCTTTGGCAGGCATCAGGGCGTGTTGCAGGACAAGGTTCTAGACCCGATCAAAAACGCGGTCGTGCTGGACGCTATTGCGCGACAGGAAATCCCGCCGCCTCCTCTGCAAACTGGAGAGACGATGGTGCAAGCTCTTCGCCGTGCTACTCGCGGTGAATGGCGATTCCCAGCAAAGCTGACGATAGATGTTGGCCGCGAGTCAGCTGCCAACATGGCTGAAAATCGGCAGGGCGCTAAGAGCCTGCAAGAGATCGCCGCCTCTGAGGGAACCGACGCTTTTGCTCGCCTTGAGCAGATTGCAGCCGAGGCAGCTTACGTTAAGGAGCTGTCGGGCAAGTACGGCGTGCCGGAAACTGCTATTCGCCTGACGACGCCAAACCTTCCCGCTACTCCGGTGCAGGCCGCTGCGGCTGGCGCTACGATTCCAGTTGGGCCTGATGGGCAACCGGTAAATCCCGAGGAGACGCCTATCGACCAGACGCCAACGGCAATTGACCCATCAGCGGAGGAGCTTGCCACCACGCAAGGCGGCGCGCCGTCATCAGATAAGGCGAAGTTGATTGAGGTGAACTTTGCCGAAGGAACTTACGTTCCGAATAACGGGATGGCTTCTAACGCTCGTCGTGCTTTGGAGGTCCGCGCCAGCAAGCCACCGTCGCAACGCGGCATGACCGCGGTCGGGCTCGCCCGCGCCCGCGACATCCAAAACAAGAAGCCGCTCTCGGAGGAGACCGTGCGGCGCATGAAGGCGTACTTCGACCGGCACGAAGTCGACAAGCAGGGCTCAACGTGGTCCGAGCAGGGCAAG